ATAGATAAGGATGGCGAGATGAAAAACGCCGACGGGAAATCATTGGATTTCGTAGAAGTTCCCGATCCTGTCGTGCGCCTCAATACATGGAAGCATATCGCAGATCTTAAATCACAGATAAGAGAAAAGCCTCTTATTGATAACTCGAAACATTTTACGCGTATCACTGTTGGTAAAATAGACCTCGACGAACGCATAGGAGTATTGCTAAAAAACAGATGCTCTGCTCAACTTTAAACAGACAAGAATCCTGTCAGATATACAAAGAAGCGCTTGAGGCTGCTGATCCGAAAGCTCTTCGCCGTCTATGTAAAGAGGACTTATTCTTTTTAATTTTAATCGCCTGCAAGCGTAACGATATAAATGATGAATGGCTATATGCGCGATGCAGGGAAGTCGAGCAAAACCCCGACGGCTATCTTGACCTATGGGCCAGGAAACATTACAAGAGCACAATCATAACATTCGGCAAGACTATTCAGGATATTTTAAACAATGCCGAAATCACGACTGGCATATTCAGTCACACTCGACCGATCGCGAAATCATTCCTTGTTCAGATCAAAAGAGAACTTGAAACCAACACTTTCCTACAGGACCTCTTTCCTGAAATTCTGTATAAAAACCCTCAAAAAGAATCCCCTAAATGGTCACTTGATAATGGAATAATTGTCAAGCGTAAAGGCAATCCAAAGGAAAGCACGATTGAGGCGTGGGGCCTTGTTGATGGCCAGCCAACATCAAAACATTTTAAGGTTTTGCTCTATGATGATGTTGTTACAAAAGAGTCTGTAAGCACGCCTGAAATGATTAAGAAAACCACCGAAGCTCTGGAGTTGTCTTTTAATCTTGGCGCAGAGAATCATAAGAAGCGAATGATTGGCACCCGATACCATGCCTACGATACATACAAAGCTATCCAAGACAAAGGAACCGCAAAGGTAAGATTATACGCTGCGACAGAAGACGGCACAGCTACCGGCAAGCCGGTATTGCTTACCTCAAAGGCGTTGGCCGAAGAGCTGAGAGATCAAGGATCTTACGTATTCAGTTGCCAGCAGTTGCAGAATCCGTTGGCTGATAGCGTCATGGGCTTTAAGCAAGACTGGCTGATGTCTTACGATAGCGCTAAAGACCATTCAAAGTGGAATAAATACATAATTGTCGACCCAGCCGGGGAGAAGAAGAAAAGCGATTATACGGCCATGGTTGTTATCGGTCTTGCCCCGGACCAAAATTACTATTTACTGGACGGCATAAGGGACAGACTAAATCTCACAGGCAGGACTAAGAAGCTGTTTGAGCTATATCGTAAATGGCATCCTAAAAATAGTGGCTATGAGCAGTACGGTCTACAGTCTGATATTGAGCATATTAAATACGTACAAGAACAAGAGAATTTTAGATTCCTTATCACACCCCTTGGAGGACTTACGCCTAAACTTGACCGCATAAGAAAACTGGTGCCGATATTTGAGCAACACAGATTCTACCTGCCTCACCAATTGTTGTTTATAAGCTCCGATGGGAAGGTTCATGATTTTGTTAGTGAATTTAAAAAAGAAGAATATAGCACTTTTCCAGTGTTGGCACATGACGATATGCTTGATGCTATGGCGCGCATAACAGATCCTGACCTAATGACAGCATTTCCAAAGTATGAAAGCGTAATAAGTAAACCCGAGTTCGCAAACGCCGGGGCAGCATACAACCCACTGAAAGGTGCAAATGTCGCCCAGAGATAAGGTTTTACTCCAGAGTCCTCCGGAGAACGCGCTATAAGTTAAGTAAAGTTAAGTAAAGTTAAGTAAAGTTAATATATAGTAAACAGGCCCAGGAGGGCCAGCAAGCTGTGGATAACTCAAAGAAATGATTATAACGAAGAAAGATAACACAGGGAAGGTGGTGGCATATGCCGACTTTCGCCTAATGAGCGAAACTGGTACAGAAGAGCCTCAAGGCATCTACGCCTGGATAGATGAGGTATGGATCCACGAGTCTCTCCGTACCAGGAACGTATTCAACGCCATCCTTGAAGATTTTATATATACCTACAGCAAGCAATACCCGTGCGCCAAATTCATCTACTGGCAGCGTGGGAAGTACAAAGACAGAATGTCACTATATGTCGTGGACAAAATAAAGAGGAGGATCTATGGGAGGCAAACCGAAAAAAGAGGACTTGAACGTTCCGCCACCGCCGTCACCAACGCCAATACCTACGCCGTCTGAAATAAGCCCGATGACGGCCGAGAAGAAGCGTGCGAGGACAGCATCGATGCGGTTCGGGTTAATGTCAACAATGAAGTCAGGACCGGGAGGCGTCACAGGAGCCGGACCAGATTTACTCGTACCAGCAGCCGGAGGCCGAAAGAAAACCTTGGGAGAATAGACCATGCCAATAGCAGATAGCACTTTAAACGCTCCAGTAAAAACAGGTCAAGACCGCCAGCCATTTATGAAGCGTCTTAAATACCTTCAGAACGAGGCGCAGAAATGGTACCCGGCTTGGATGGATTTAGCGCTATACCTTAACCCGACACGCGGGCAATTCTTTAAGACCGTACCGAATAGCGGTTTGACCATAGACCATAAGACGGTCATAGACTCTCACGCGCGCCGGGCCATACGCGACTTAGCCAGCGGAATGGTTTCCGGGTTGACAAGCCCGAGCAGGCCATGGTTCGAGTTAGGATTGCCTGACAAAGACCTTGAGAAGTACAAGCCAGTAAGGGAATACTTAGATGAGTGCGCTCTTCGTATGCATTCTACACTCGCGGACAGCAACGCCTACGAAGCCCTACACACCAGCTACGAGGAGATCGCAACATTCGGAACTTCGGCAATGTTTATGATGGAGGACTTTAAAGACACGATACGATTCCGCAATTATACAATAGGCGAATACTATCTAGGCACTGGTCCTGATAATCGAGTGGATACGTTCGCCCGGCCATACTATATGACCGTGGGCGCGCTGATTAAAGAATTTGGAATAGAGAACGTTTCGCCAACCGTGCGAGTAGCCTTCCAGAACAATAACACCGAGATGTGGGTGAAGGTAAACTTCATGATTGAGCCGAACGATAAGCGTGTTGCCGAATATAAAGATTTTAAGAACATGCCGTTCAGGACAATATATTGGGAGGAAGGCTCGGCTCAAAATACATATCTTCGCATACACGGTTTCGAGGAGTTCCCGATTCTTGCACCGCGCTGGGCTACAACCACAAGCGCTGATATATACGGACGGTCCTCGGGTTGGGATGTTCTGGGTGATGACAAAATGCTCCAGACTATGCAGATACAAAAACTGATGATGCTTGATAAGGTGGGAGATCCTCCCATGCAGGCAGACGCTTCGGTCCAGGGCGCGATCAATACACTACCCGGAGGAATAACAAGGTTCTCCGCCTTGCTTCCAAACGCCGGGTTAAAACCTGCATATGAGATTAGGCCGGATATTGGAGCCATACGCGAGGACATCCTTGAAGTCAAGAAAGCACTTGACGACGCTTTCTTCCGTGACCTATTCAGGCTCATGATAGAATTTGACCGTGGATCCGTGACAGCCACAGAGATAGCCGAGAAGCAGTCTGAAAAGCTCAACATGCTTTCTCCAATAGTCGCAAAGCTTAATAACGAACAGAACAAACATCTCATCGATCGCCTATTCAATATCATGCTACGCAACGGAACGCTCCCGGAACTTAGCCCGGAACTTGAACGCCTTGTCGGGGGCATGCCGATGAAGACTACTTACGTATCTGTGTTTGCACAGGCGCAGAAGATGATAGGCATAACCGCCATTGAGCAGACCGTCAATTTCATTGGAGGACTGGCAAAGCTTAATGAAGAAGCCGCGGACAACCTTGCGATAGACGACACGATACGCATATATTCGGACTCAATAGGAGCTCCGGCAAAGATAATAGTAGACCCGGCGATGGTAGCGGCGAAGCGTAAGGCCAGAGCCGAAGCCCGGGCAGCGATCGACAAGGCCAATGCGATGTCGCAAATGGCCGAGGGCGCGGCGCAGGCAGGGCAAGCGGCGAAGGATTTAGGCGCAACTCCCATGGGGCAAGGCAGCGCGCTTGATGCGGCCCTCGCGGGAATTACAGGGAATCAACCATAATGGGATCAGACTATAACACAGACCAGAAGAATAAACAGGCGCGTATCAATAAGGACGCCGAACATATTAAGGCTCGGGACATTGCTGACATGCAGAAGCTTTTGAGGCTTCCCGAGTTTAGAAGATATATGTGGAAAATGCTATCAAGTACAGGATTGTTCAGAAGCTCATTTACACAAAATGCCATGACCATGTCATGCTCCGAAGGTCGGAGAGACATCGGCTTGGGTGTCCTGAGTGATTTGAACGACGCGGATGTAAACGCGTTCGCTCAGATTCAAAGGGAGTTTATTTCAGAGCAAAAATCAAAAGAAGCTCTGGAAGAAAAAGAAAAGGAGAAAGACAATGGTAATGGTTAATGGAGTAGAAACAGGAGCACCGGCAGCAGGAGCAGCACCAGCAGCGGGAATAGCAGCACCAGCACCAGGATCCGAGGAAGCAAAAGCAGCGGCGGCAACAGCGGCAGCGGCGGCAGCTCCAGCGAAAGATGAAGCGGGCAATCTAATGGATGACGCAGCAAAGGCAGCTAAAGCAACAACAGACGCGGAGAATACGCGTCTTTTGGAAGCGAAGGACGAAGACCTAAGCGAGGCCGATAAAACAAAAAAAGCGGAACTCGTTAAGGCGAACGCAGTAGCAGAAGCGGCAAAGGGCGCGCCAGAGAAGTATGAGTTTAAGGTACCGGAAGGTTTTACGCTCGATCAAGCGTTGGTCGACAAATTCACTCCGATTGCCAAGAAGCTCAATCTTAATCAGGCCGGCGCACAGGAGTTGGTCGATATGTATTCGGGAATCGTACAGGGAACCGTAGATGCACAGGCCACAAGTTTTAAGACTTTCGTTGAAGGTCTTAAAAGTGAGACAATCAAGGCATTGGGCGCTGACTACAAAGTACAGTTGGCAGACGCAGCCAAGAGCCGGGATCGGTTCGCAACGCCTGAGCTCATCGAAAAACTGAACGAATCCGGCCTATCGAACGACAAGGACATGATCAACTTGTTTATCAAGATCGGAAAGGCTATCTCAGAAGACAAACCACCGGAAGGTCCGGCTGGGGCAGGAAGCAAAAAGGATCCAGCGGAGGTCCTGTTTCCAAGTACAGTTAAAAAATAAGGGAGGAATAAACCATGGCAGTATTAGGAGCTACAAATCTATCACTGCTCGACGTAGCGCGGAGACTCGACCCGGACGGAAAGGCTGCGGCGATTGCAGAGGTTATGCACGAGTATAACGAGATACTCGAGGACATACCATTCGTAGAAGGTAACTTACCCACGGGGCATAAGTCAACCCTGCGGGCTTCGTTACCTACACCTACCTGGAGGTTATTGAACCAGGGCGTCGTGCGTGTAAAGTCAACCACGAACCAGATCGTTACGACATGCGGAATGATGGAGAATTATTCCGACATCGATAAAGATCTGGCGCTTCTGAACGGGAATACGGCACAGTACAGGATGCAAGAGGATAAGGGTATCATCGAGGGAATGTCGCAGGAACTGTCCACAACGCTGGTCTATGGGGATACAGATGTATACCCTGAAAAGTTCGTGGGACTAGGCCCGAGATACTACACTCTTGCAGGATCGGCAACTTCGGATAATATCATAGATGCAGGCGGCGCGGCTGCCTTGACGTCGATATGGCTTGTGGGTTGGGCTACAGATAAGGTGTTCGGTATCTATCCAAAGGGCTCACAAGGCGGATTGATTCAGCAGGACCTCGGAGAAGTGACAGCACTTGACGCAAGCAACAATCCGTTCCAGGCTTACAGGACGCACTATCAGCACAAGATCGGCCTCGTGGTTCAGGACTGGAGATACATCGTCCGCATAGCTAACATCAACACCACTGAGCTTCTCACAGCCGGAGACGTAGCGGACGCGTCAGCCAACATCATAAAGTATATGAGTATGGCTCTTGATCTCATTCCACCGTCAGGTTCGTCAAGGCTTACGTTCTACTGCAACAACACTGTTAAGAGCATGCTTCGCGTGAAAATGATGAGCCGATCAAACACGTGGATCACTCTGGACAACTTGCAGGGAGCAGGGGGAATCACG